CGTCGAGATATACTCTCACGTCCACATTCACCGTTGGTGGCTGTGTCAGGGCTTCAGTGACTGACGCAGGAGCTTGGGCAGGTGCTAGAGCGGGTGCGATGATAGTTCGTCCTGCCTCGCCGACTGCCTTCAGCGCTTCCTCGAGTGCGCGAACGATATCGTTCACCGTGCTCGCCGCGCTCCGTGCGTCGTCAAGCGCCGCTCCGAGCGCGGTAGCTGAACCGGCCATGGCGCGCACGACGCGGTCACTGAACGCGGCGAACCACTCGATGAGACCGTCTACCGCCTGCACCTGCTCCGCCATCTGCGCGAACTGCGCGATCGCCTGGAGCGCGCCGCTCATCGCCTCGACGACGCCGTGCACGGCCTGGCCGACATGATCGACGCTCTCGAGTGCGTCCTCCCCGAACGCTCGAGCGAGCGAAGCGAACATGTCCACGACGGTCTTTGCGACGTCGTTGAACCACGACGCTGCCTCGTCCCACACGCGCCGCGCCTCAGCGCCTGCTTCGGCCCACCGCGAGGCCATATCGAGCGCACTCGCAGCAAGCTCGATTATGTTCTGCGTCGTCTCTGCGACCGCACGTGCGCGCTCCAGTGCGTCAGCACCGAGCACGCGTGCGACAATATCGAGCGTCGTGACCGCACTGCTCGCGAACGTCGAGAGCCAGTCGAACATGGGCTCGAACGTCATGCGTGGGAGGCCGCGGCGCAGTCGCTCGGAGAGGTCGAGGAGCGCGTTCACGACATCGATGACCGAGCGCGTCGCCTCGAGCGCGGACGACGCCTGCTCAAGCGCTTCGTCACCTGCCTCGCGTGCGACGCGCATCATCGCGCTGATCCCGCCACGCGCAAGCTGCTCGACGAGATCGAACAGCGTCCCCCAGTTGCGCTTGCCGGCACGCTGCACAGCGCTCCAGCGCTCGGTGATCGCAAGATACTGCTCGACGGCGCTGGCGAAATCGCGCAGGAGGTTCACGGCCGACTGTGCGAGCTCGAGCTCGCGCGTCACACCAGCGACCGTCGCCTCACCGACGCCAACAGCAGCCTCGCTCACAGCGTCACGGACACGCGCCAGCCCGCGCACCAGACCCTCACCGACATCGATACCGATCGAGAAGAAAACCTTCGACGGAGACTTGATGCCGAGCAGGCGCTTTGCACTGTCGATCGCGCCCGACACGATGCCCGTCATCGCGTCGATTACGCGCTGCGCACTCGCTTTGATCCCGTCGATCAACCCCTGAATGAGGTCGCGACCGGTGTCGACCAGCCAGTCTTTTGCTCTGCTGAGTGCACTCAGAATCTTGTCTTTGATACTGCTGACCGCACCCTTGATGTCCTGAATGGTGTTCGAGATGACCTCCTTGAGCCCGTCCCAGGCACGCTGTGTGAGCTCTTTGAGCTTGTCCCAGGCAGCGCTGGCGATGTCGCGCAGCGCATCGAGCCCTATCGACAAACCTGCTTTGACCCCATTCAACACGTTCACGACGATGCTTTTGATGCCCTGCCACACCTCCGCGACCAGGCGTTTCATACCCTGCCAGGCAGCTCGCCAGTCGCCGGCGATCAGCGCCAGCGCGATCGTGATGACGTTCTGGATCGTGTTCACGACCAGCGTGATAACTGCCTTGATCACGCTCCACGCGCTCTGCACGATCGTGCGGAGCTCGTCACTGTGTCTGCGAAAGAAATCGATGATTTTGCTGAGGACGGGAAGGACAATGGCGGCGAGCGTGCCCATGACTGCCGCGACGGCCACCTTGACGTTTTCCCAAGCTTGAGCGGCCAGCGGCGCCACTTCCTCTGCCCATTCCCGCCAGTCAGCGAAAATCTCCTTGCCGAACGAGATGATCGACTGCAAAGCCTCGCCAGCGAGCGGTGCGACCGCATTCCAAATGCGAGTGAATGCGTCTGCAGCTGACTGGAGGATCGGCGTCGCCTCGTTCCAGGCGTTGATGAGCCCGGTCTTTATACCGTCAATCGCCGGCTGCACCTGCGTCCAGAACTGAGTCATGGTATCCCGCATACCACCCCAGTTCTGGGTCCAGGCGAGATACCCGACGCCGAGCGCAGCGACGACGCCGAGAATCGCTGCCGTCACCGGTCCGCCGAGGAGACCGACGACCGTACCCAGGATGGCGCTGACGCTCGTCAACGCACGCAGCGCTCCCACGACCCCGAGGAGTGGCCCGATCGCAGCAGAGAGGCCTGCGCTTGCGATCGAGAGACCCGCGAACGCAGCCGCAACACCAGCGACCACGGGCACGATCGTCGGCAGTCGCGTCGCGATCGCGTTCACGATCGGTTCGATGCGCGTGCGAAACTCCTCCCACGCAGGCACGACGTCGTTTCTGATCGTGTTCGCGAGCGATAACAGCACTTCTTTCGCTCTCGGCAAGTTCGTCTCGATGATCGCGACCGTGTTCCGCACGCCCTCGCCGAGCCCAGCAAGCAGACTGCCGCTGGCTTGCCCACGAAAACCCGCGAGAAACTCGTTCAGCGCAGCGCGACCGGACGCAAGTGCCGGGATGACGAGTGCGCGGATCGTCAAGCCAAGCAACCCGACCGCACGGTGCACCTCGCGGATCTGACCAGGAGCATCCTGCCAGTTGCCTGTCAGTGCTTGGATGAGGGTCATCACAGCATCACGTGCTGTGATGAATGCCGCTGCGAGTTTCTGCCCAACGAGACCCGCGAACTCCTCGAAGCGCGGCTGGTTCTCCGATAACCATCCTGTTATGTCCGAAAGAGTGCCCGAGAGTTGCTGGAAAAGCGCTTCGAGCGCAGCGGCTTTGACCTGCGACAGGACGTCAACGAACGTCGACCAGCGCCCCCGAGCAGTCGATGCCATGAGGCCGACGAGTTCGGTCGAGGCGCCCATCTCCTGCAGCACCCTATTGACAATCTCCATCGCCGGAACGCCTTCGGCTTTGAGTTGATTGATATACTGTCGTGGCAGATTAAAGCGCTCGACGATCGAAATGAAATCGCCTGAAAGCGCTTCACGCAGCGCGAATGCAGCCCCGACCAAGCCTTGCTCGGGGTTGAGCGCAGCCAGAACCTCGGCAGTTTTGATCAACTCATCGAGCTGTTTACCGGCTGCTTTGGCGCTCGGGATCAGCATGACAGCGGCTTTCGCCATGTCGTTGAACGCAAACGGCGTCTTCGCCGCCTCGTCTTTGATGGCAGCGAAAATCCTCGCCGCCTCCTCGCCGCTCCCGGTAAAAGCCTGGAGCTGGGCGCGCACCATCTCGTACGAGGCATTCGTCGCAAACAGTGAGCGCGTCAGGCCGGTAAGGGCATTCGTGAGCGACTGCACACCCATCGCAGCGAGACCGAGCTGGCTGAACCCCTGCACGACTCCGCGCAGCGCGCTCGAGACGCCATCGAGGAGCCGTCCCATGCCCGAGACGCGCTTGACTCCCTCCTCGACCGAGCGAAGCCCGCGCTCAGCCCCCGCTACGTCGGCACCGATCGTGACCTGGAGTTCCGCGACGTTTATCGGCATGTTACTGCGACCTCTTTCGTGCTCGCCTCATCGCTCGTTCTTCTAGCTCGCGATCGAGCTGCTCGCAGAACAGTGCCCACTGGACCCATTTGCCATCCGCACGCTCAAGCTCCCAGGGTGCGACGTTGAGATATCGTGCCGCGCGGATGAGGACATACTCCGGAGCGAGTTGCCCGAGGGCCCCTTTTGACAGCACCCACGCGCGGCACGCACTCATTCCCCCTCGCGCGCCTCTCCCTGAATCGCGTTCGCAATGCGCACAATCCAGTCAACCGGCAAAAGCATCAGTGTCTCGCGCGAAACCGGGAGTGCGTTCCCGCTCGCATCGACGATGTCCCACTCGACGACACGATTCACGATCGTGTCGATGAGCACGTCGAACGCTTGCGCAGGCTGCTCGTCTGGGTTCTGCGCGACGATCAACGCACGTGCGACGTCTGCACCGATCGGTGGTCGATAGCGCAGTGTAAGTGCCCCCGCCTCGCCAAAATCGAGCGTCGTCTCACGCAGCGGCAGCTCACCGAGAACGACAGGCATACAGCCCCCTTTCAGAGCGTGGCGAGCGTCGTCACGAGCTCGATCTGGGCGAACCCGCCGAGCGTGCCGTCCTCGACGATCGCGCCGCTCAACTCGAACGTCCAGATACCCTCGTCGTCTCCTGCAAGCTCGCTTGCCTCTGACCACCGCACCGGCACGGTCACGATCAGGGCGTGACGTACCGTCGTCGATCCAGCCGAGTAGATCACCGGCCCCTGCGCCGTCACGCGCACATAGACGAGCTGTCCTGCGTCGTACTCCGCGAACCGAGCTCGCCCCTCTGCATCAGCCGCAAGCGTGAGAGAGAACTCCGTGTCGTCTGCCGTCGGCACGAGCGTCACGGCATCGGCGCCCAGAAACGGGACCGCTTGCACGAGCTCGCCAAACGAAAAAGACACTTCCCGTGCCCGCCCGAGCGGCGTCGCCGAGCCCAGACCAGCGACAGTCGCCGCCGTGCGCACATAGACAAAGCGTGGGTCGATCGCAGCACGGGCGAGTCGCGTGGGACTGCCTGTCATCGTCGTGTCGACCGTCATCGTGCGCCCGAGCACGGTGCCGGAGACTGTCGCCTCGCCGGTCGAGATCGAAATCTCGAGCCCCGTCACCTGGCAGCCGGCTGCGCGCACGCGCGTGACGCCGGGCTGCCCGACCTCGAGCGTGAGCGTTTTCGGGTTCGGCACAGCATTCCCCGAGACCGTCCACTGATAGCGATATGCACCCGTACCTGTCGAGCCGTCCATGATCTGCGTGCCTGTTACCTGACCAAATGCGGCACTCAGCACATACAGCATGTCAGTCGTCGAGATCGGCCCCTCGAGGTCACCGCTGAACCAGCGGTACCCGCCCGTCACGTCCACGGGCACGAGCGTGCCGAGCTGTCTCACCGTGTCGTACCCCGTGCGTTCCTCCCCGGGCGAGACCGACAGAAGCGAGAACAGTTTGTTCGCAGCGACTGGCACACCGGCCGTCGTTTCGACGCCGAACTGGGTGATCCTCAGTGCACTCGCTGGTGCGCTCATCGTTCACCTCACCTCCTATCGCCTTGTTTCTGCCGGCACGAGCAGAAACTCGTGCTCGGCTGTATCGATGCGTTCGATCGTCCCACGCCCAACCTGTGCATCGACGCGCTGACTGATCTTCCTTACTGCGATCATCTGCCCTGCCTCACCGCTTGCGAGGGATGCCATGACGTCGTCGATGCGCCCTCGTACTCGCGACATGCGCTCGAGGTCGGTATCGACGACGCGCGTGACGACCACGACGCGCTCGATTGGCGATCCGTTGCCGAGGAACGGCACCTCAGCGACTTGTGCGAGCTCGATCACGACGAACGGGTAGGCTGCGCTTTCGGGAGCAGCGTCGGCATAGATGCCCGTCACGAGCGTGTCGAGCACGGCGTCTCCCATGAGCGCCCCTCGGACGTCGGCATACAGCTCGAGCGCACTCATCGCGCAGTCCTCCGTACTGCTCGCGCGATCTCGTCGCGGATATGCGGCACGAGCTCGCGCGCCTCCGGCTCGAGATACGGCCGGGGTGCGATGCGAGTCGTGCCCTCATAGAGCATGCGTGCATAGATCGTGCTTGCCTGGACGGCATACCGGAGCGCAGAGAGGCGTGTCGTCCTGATCGAGCTGGCGAGCGTGCCCGTGTCGATCGCGGGCGACTCGCCCGGCGCGGACGCCACGTGAACCACCGAGCCTCGGCGATATTGACGACCGCTCTTGGGTCGCGCCATGTTCTCCTTCGTGCGCCGCTCGATCGCGTAGGCACCGCGCTCGATGATGGCGGAGACTGTCGGCACGAGCTCAGCGCGAATTGTCGGTATTCGATTCAGCTTTAGCACGATCTGGCTGGTCATTCCGTTCCTCACGCAGCGCAGTGAGCACGCGTCTGACGCGTTCCGGTATAGGTACACCCAGTTGGGCAGCTTTTTCAGTAATCGCGATAAGCTCATTCACGATGAAAAACACAGCCGTGTATTCCATGGCGGCAAAACCAAGAACTGGTTCGCTCTTCCCGAGTGCTGCTAGCAGCACGCACGTGGCAACCATTCTGGTAAAACGCTTCATAAGCTCTTGCCAGCTGCTTGCGACAAACCTTGTGAGTATCAAGTCCAGAAACATGAGCACAAACAGTATTTGCAAGACCATGGGCATACGCATAAGTAGCGCGCTAGCTGCCGTAATCGTACTGATCACAAATGACCACCAGTGACGATCGTTCATCGTACAGCCTCCGCTGCGACTCGTCGCAAAAACCCGATCGTGCCGACTTCGGTCGTCTCGACGACGCGATAGCGACGTGATACGAGCGTGACGATGTCACCCACACGCACGTCGACATCGCGTGGCAGGACGAGCGTGACGTCGCCGCGTACCTTCATCTGCTCGCGCGCAGGGTCGTAGCGCGTCTCGGCTGGCGCGACGCGACATGGGACGTCGTTCGCGACGGTCGTGTACGTGTGCTGCACGACTCCGTACCGGTCAGTCGCCTCGCTCGCACGCTCGACCGTCGCGCGTTCTGGTAGCAGGCGCAGGAGATCACGTGCGATAAGCTGCAGTTCCTGTGCGCTGAGCATCATGCCTGCACCTCGATGTCACTGCGCGTAACCTGTGCCTGCCTTGGCCGCGCGCGTCGCCGGTACGACTGCGCGAGGGCGAGCAGTCTGTCGCCGACCTGCGAGCGCCGCAACGTCTGCCCATCGACTGTGACGTCGTAGGCGAGTTTCTCGCGCGCCGCCCACGCCTCGAGCGCGTCTGCGGCGGCAGCGTAGACGTCATAGGTGCGACCAGTCGCGTACACGGGGCCGAACGTCTCCTCGTCGAGCTCCCACTCGCCGTAGAGCGAATCCTCGACGACCACGTTGACATCGGCGCTGCCGATCGTGAGTCGTGCACCCTGCTCCCAGTGCTGATAGCGCGATCGCCAGAACCGCGTCGGGACAGGGTACGAGGGCAGGAGTGATGCGCGCACGACGACGGTGCGATAGGCCTCGAGGAACTGCTCGAGCTCGTCGTCTGTCCAGACGCGCTCACTCGCGGGCCCGTCGTCGCCGATGAGGCGTCGGACTTCCCGCACGAGATACTGCATCGTCGGCCGCATCGCGCACCTCCTGCGTGGGCGGTTCCGGGACGGGTGCGTCGATCTCGACGCACCCGTTCGCTCGCGCGAGTTCCGCCCACACGCCCTCTGCCTCAAAGACCTGTCCGCTGACTGGGTGTCGGAACCAGGGCATCACTCACCTCACGCGTAGCTACCTGGATTGAACGTGCCCAGCGCCAGATACTGGCCGCGCGGCAACTTTGCGCCGTACACATACAAAGCCTTGACGCCGGTGGCGAAATCGTTCTGGAGACGCATCGTCTCGACCTTCTCGATCGCGCTCGCGTACGTGATCATGGGATCGCCCGCGATGAGCTTATACTTTTGTCCGCTCGTGTTCGGCACGTTCGGCGACACGTAGATCTGGAGGCCTTCGAACGTCCCGATGAACCCGGGTCGGACGATGCCCTGCTGGACGGTCTGGTCACCGAGTTGCGTCGCCCGGCCACCCAGTTCGAGCTGGAGCATCGTGGCGAACCACGTCGGCACGACGACCCGTGGGTTCGTCATCGGCGCGCGTGCGTTCACGAGAATCTCGCGCAGGCGGACGAGCGCGGTGGTCGGACGAACTTCGCCATTCCCCAGCCCCACGGTGATCGGGCTGGCGTCGGTGCCGTACTGGTTCGCAGCCGCGATCTCGACGAACTTCGACGCGACGTACTGGTCGATCGCATCGCCGATCGCGACCGCCATGCGCTGGCTCGCCTGCTCGATCAAATTCAACACAGAGAACTGCGCCCGGACGTCGGGTACCTTGACCAGAATTTTCTTCTGCTGGTCGATCTGGATCGTCACTTCGTTGTCCGAGAGGAGCTGCCAGTCGCTGTCCGACCAGCCGCCGGTGTAGTCGGACACGTTTACGTCACTGACCCAAAAGGCCTTGACCGTGCCGCCGGCGCGTACTTCACCCTCGTAGTTTCGGTTGGTGAGCGCGGCGACGTAGACGTAGGTCTTGTCGAGATTCGCGAGGAGTCGCGCACTCCAGATCGTCGGTTCGCTCAAAAGTGGTGTTCCCGGACCAGCCATCATTCACCTCCGTCATCGTGTCTGCTGTGTCGCGCGCAGGGCTGCTTCGAAGGCGCGATTGATCGCCTCGAGGTCACCCGACTTGACAGCCTCCTCGAGCGAGATTGTCGTGCGACTCGGGTTCGTCGCAGAAGCCGAGTTGCCGGCGAGATACGGCCGCTTGCGGATGAGTTCCCGCAGCAACCTCTCGATGTTCGTGGGCCTCCCGGACTCGTCGTACTCGACCTCGGAAAGATCCAATAGCCGGTACGCCGCGTCCGGATCGATGATTCCCAGATCCCGTGCGCGGAGCATCGTCTCGTACCGGAGTGTGTGTTCGCGGAGCGCGAGTTCTCGTTGGGTGAGTTCCCGCTCCAACTCCGAAAGCCGCACCCTCATGCGCTCCGTTTCGGAGAGTTTCTCCTCGTCGCGCTTTCTCAAGTCTCGCTCGAGTTCGCGCAACTTCCGGCGGTATTCGGCGGCCTCTGCGCGCAACTTCCGGACATATGCCGCGTCATACCGTTCCTCCTCCGCCTCCTGGGCGGGCGGAACGTCAGCCTCTGCGGCGGGAGACTGTTCGGTCGCGACCTCCTGGGTCGCCTCGACGGTGGGCTCCAGGCCCTCGCGTTCGTTCATCGATCACCCTCCTGCGATCCGTTTCAGCGATTCCGGTGGTTCCATCTCCAGTTCCCGGTAGAGTTGCAGCAGCTTTCTAGCGGCACGGCGCTTTTCCTCGGGTGGTGCGTCCACTCCGCCCCGGGCCCCGGCCAGTGCCGCGGCCGCCGCGATCACCGCGTTTCGGTTGAGCGCCCTTCCCATTTTTCGGGGTTCGTACACGGGCAGCTTGCATAGCCCCTTCACCCACTCGTCACGTGGCCCCTCGTTCAGGTTGATCAGGCAGGCCTCGCAGTAGTCCACCGCGTCCTCGTAGTCCGCCGGTTTGTCGATGTCGCTCCACGGCCGCTCGGACACGCGTACCATCATGACCCCCCAAAACGACGACCCGTCGCCGGGTGCCGTGCAGGCTGCCTCGGCGACGGGGCTCCGTCGCGCAGATCGAGCTGTTCAATGTCAATCGTATCAGTTCACGCGCGAATCGTCAAGGGTGGCAGAAGCGATGTAGAGCGGCTCGCACGCTGCAGCGACCTGCCAATCTCGTGGGTTCTGCTCGAGATACGTCTGTGCAGCAGCGAGCGCACGCTCGATCGCCTCGCGGCGACCTGTCGCAAGCGCATGACGGATCAGCTCGACGACGCGTTCTCGTTCTTTCATCCTTCGCCTCCAAGATAGCGAACGATCGTAAACTCCAGTTCGAGCGTCTCCTTGAGTTTTCGCAACTGCCGAACGCGTCGTTCACGCGCTTGCCCCTGATACAGCTCAGCGAGCCAATCCTCCATCGTATTCCAGCGAAGCGACCCATGCACAGGAGCAAGACGCTGATAGAACTCTTGTGGATCCTTGCGCACGAGCTCGCGCGCTTCCTCGATGATGTTGACGAGGCTATGATATGGATGTAGCCCCCAGCGCCGTTCAATGATGTCGATATCAACCCAGCGAAATGCCGGAGACTCGCGAACTAGGCGTCGAATGATCAGGCGCGCATACGCTTCGGCCCATGCTTCCTCCTGGGCCATGGCGTCCATGCTAGAACCCTGTCGTCCCGTAGCCGACGCTGCATGCAGGAGCTCGTGTACGAGGACGTGCACACTGTAGGGCTCGTCGGCGTGCAATCGCTGCGGCGAGACGAGGATCCTTTGGCGTCGCGGATCGTACGCCGCGATATAGGGTCCGTCCTGCCATACGATCTCCCCATTCCAGCCGAGACCGTGGAGGTCCGACCGACGACGGATGACGCCGATGCCGATCACGCGCTCAAGGTATCCGGCTATGGCGTCCGCTCGCTCAAGCAGGAGTCGGCGCTCACGTGGCAACATGTTTCGCTCGCGAGCAAGCTTAAGAAGCTCCGACACGGACAATCCCCACATGCGTTTGAGCGGCACGGCCCGTACGCTGACCCCGAAGGGTGTCCGTTGCAACTCAGCGAGAGCATCGTATGCAACGAACCCGCGCCTGAGCGCCTCGTGGAGTGCAGGCCCGAGCATCGCGTCGCGCACCTCGAACGGCTGCTCCCAGAACCAGCGCCATGCATCCGGCGTCGTGTCGCGCGCGAGCTCACCCGTCGTCGCATCCGTAATCGGGACGACGACACAGCGGCCATTCGGGTGATCGTAGACAGCGCGCTCGACGTCGAACTCGCGCCCGTGCATGGCAAGACATGCCCCGCATGTCCGACGCGACAACGAGGACACCCATCTCCAGCGCTTGACGACACCCGACTGTCGATAGAGCTCGAGCGTTCCCGCACGATAGGCGCGCAGGATCTCCGTTCGCGCGATCCGCTGAGCACGATACGCTGACGTCGCGAGCGCCTCGCGGAGGAGATTCGCAGCCGTCGTCGGGTGCCAGCCAGCCGCGACCGCCGTGAGAATTGCCCGTCGTGCATTCGCGACTGCGCGCTCAGCCTCGTCTGCTGCAAATGCCTCGCTCGCACGTGTGCGCAGTACGTTGAGGAGCGGGCTCTCGGGGTCGAGCGCTGCCGTCGCAGCGATGAACGCCTCAGGGTGGTGCGCCTGGAACGCGAGCTCGATCCCAGCGTCGCGCGTATGCTGCGCAGCGAGCGTGAGCGCTTGCGGCGCTTGCCCCTTGACGATCGCATCGACCGTGCTCGCGTACTGCGCGATCGCGGTCCGCACGACATCGACGAGATGACGATACTCGTCGAGCTCCATGAGCGTCTCAACGTCGACATCGACCCCTTGTTCACGGAGCGTGCGCACCTGGGTGTCGAGTCGCTCGAACTCCGCGACGATGACCTGCTCGGTCTCGCGGTATGCCGCGAGCACCGCGCGCAGCACGTTCACGTCGAGCTCGCGGACTCCGCGAGCATAGCGCCGAGCGAGCGTGTCGAGATCGACGCCCATCCTCACTCCTCACCGAGGATCGTGTCGAGCGCACGCAGAGTAGCTTCACCAGTGGACATATTGCGCTTTTCTCGTTCGAGCTCAGGGTCGAGCCCGAGTCGGCGCAGGATCGTGTCCTGCGACACTCCCAGTTGCTGCCACATGAGCAAAGTTTTCGCTTCTGCGTCCGGATCGCCAGGGATAAGCTCAGGCCAGTGCAGCGTCGTCATGAGATCGTCACCGAATCCCGCGATCGCGAGCAACCTGCGATTCAGCTCGACGAGAAGATCGCCGTACAGCCGCCGCTTCGTTTCGGTCTTCTCGACCAGCGGCTGGTACAGGATCTGCAGCGCGATACCGGAGAGTGATCCCACCCCTTCGATGCGCCCGGTCGCGACCTCGGGTATGCGCACAATCTCGTGGAACGCCTCGCGAAGACGCAGATACAGCTTGATCGATGAATCGAGATCGCTTTGCATCTCGAGGTTGCGGAGCTCGGCGTCTGGCGAAGGGAGTACGATCGTCTCGTCGACCGAGAGATCGAGCTGGTCTGCCCTGAACCCTCGCCCCCACGTTTTCGGGTGCGCGTGGTAACGGACGATCCGCACGAGATTCGAGAGGAGAAAGTTGATCGCATCATTGAGCCGGAGCGCGTCGTCCTCCACGTCCGATATGCCCCAGTAGTCATGCGGATTGGGCAAGTTCTGGCAATCGACGATCGGGGAAAACTCGTAGGGCCAAATCGTCTCCGAGACGGTAATCCAGCGTTCACCTGAGAACGCCTTCTCGTCGCGGATCAGCCATCGGGCTCCGTCAGGGACGATTGACTGACGCAACACGACCGGGCGTCCCGTTTCGGGGTCGACGGTCGGGAACTGCACGCGATATCCGAGTACCCGCTCGTGGTCGTCGTGCGCCACGTTCACGACGACAGTCGCAGGGTCGAGTACGACGAGGCGCGGGTACGCGCGCGCGGGATCGACGACGATCTTCACGAACGCATGACCTGCGATCGCGCCACTTAGAGCGAGTTTCTGCAGGAGCGTGAGCTTCTTGTTCGCTGCCCAGCAGGCGTCGAGCCATGCCTCCGCCTCAGTCGCCTCACCTTCGACGAGCTCGAAATCGACGTCGCTGCCGAACAAAAAGCTAACGCCCTTGTCGACGATCGCGCGGCACAGGTTAACGATCACGTTGTCGTCCGGCTGCCCTTGTCTCACGCGCAGCTGGCGCGGGTGTTTGCCGAGGTAATACTCCCACCGACGTGCGATGGTTGCGGCGTGCGCGATCTCCTGCACGGCAAGCGCTTCGGCAAGCCCAAGATCCACCGGATGCGGATACGGCCAGACTGCCATCGATCACTCTCCTCCCGGCATGAGGCCTCTCAGTGCTGCCACGAGTCGCACTGACCACGCCTCGTGCAATGGCGCGACGTGGACGTCCCACGGGCGTTGCTCGGTCCGCGCCCATTTGAGGACTACCCGCTCGAACACCTGATACACGTTCCCCTCGTACTCG